CCACAGTGCATCTGTGGAACACCATTGGGATGATTGGGAATCTTTACCTCATAGTAGTGAGGAAAATCTTGTCTCCTCAGTTGAGACTGAGATTTTGTACTCAACTCAGAACTTGAATCCATCGAATGACTTTTTGGGTTTTTGTTCTTCATAAGTATACTCTTCTTCTTTACCACTGTCAATAATGTCATCTTGTGCCGATTGCTCACAATCATACAGACGCATCTTGGCACGGTCGATACCAACCACAAAACGTTTATGAATGGTTGGATCGTTATATCTATTCTTCAACTGCTTCACCATAATTTGCCCGAGTCCTTCAAGATCTTCAGTTGAAATAAGGGCAAACATA